TAAACAGATTGCCAGGTCGTGATTGTTACTGGTGCTTCATTACTTTTTTCTTTACCCGAATAGATACGGTGGCAATATGAATCAGCATCCCAACCATAATCAAGAAAATCCTTGTACATCTGCTCTACAAGAGATGTCGTGGGAACAACTAAAAGAATTTTTTCTCCTCGGTCAACGTAGTATCTTACGAGAGAATAAATCATCAAAGATTTGCCAGAAGCAGTGGGGCTTATCAATAGCTTTCTATTGTGCTTTAGAGCGCCGTATACTCCCTCAATTTGATATTTCCTAGGAGTATGAGAACAAATAGAATTCATATAATCTTTGACACCTTCTAAAGAAATATTATCATTTTCTTCAAATGGTGTACCATAAAATTTATTATCTTCAAACTTATAACTATACCCGTAATTATCACAGAACTGGACAATCTTATCTAACAGACCAACATAGATCTGCTTAGACCGCATATCGTAAAGATGAATCTCTCCATTCCAATTCCTTCCACGATACTGTGGCATAAATTTTGCATTAGGAACCTCAAACTTAAAGTGATCTCTAAGTTCGTATTCTATGTGAGGTTCAGTATTAATCTTTAAAAATACTTCGTTTGATTTAGATATAACAAGATTGGCAGTCGTATCAATCACGTAGACCCATTCATCTACTAATATTTATTACATATTTTCAAACTTATATTCTAATATCATTCTATATAACGAATCTCTTAAGTACCAAAGATGTTCTTGCTCCATTGGATGTCTTGCAGGAGAACCTTCCCAATTTTCAATTCTTTTCAAAACACAGTGATGTAATAGACGAATATCTTCTATAGTCAAACTAACTGTATAATCAAACTCTTGACTTGGTTCGAACTCCTCGTTCATTATCCTAATCCAGATTGAAATCTCATAAACTCAATAGCATTTTTAATTTGATATGTACGATTAGTTATTTGTTTTAATATACTCTCAACATATACTAATATTGTATCGTAGTAATCAATTTTTAAACACACTGTAGAAAGTTTTTCGTCTGCATCAAGATACTTTTGCATAGTATCTTTATCTCTAATTTTTTTAGGGAAAGGATTTTCTACGTATACTTCAGGATCAGATTTACCGCTGAAGTATTCATATCGTTCATGTCTTATATTTTTTCTTTGTTGCTCTGCTTTTTTTCTTAGAAGAAAAGTAGTATTATAAAGTTCAAAGTATTTTGCATGTAGGGAGGGGATAGTTAGAGATTCTTCATGTAAATTATCTCTATCAATTTTCGAATCATTTTCCCACATCCCTTGAAGTTTATCAAGATCGATCATAAAGGTTTGTTATTAATATCAACTACATTGTACATAGTATACTTGAAAGCAACGTCTGCTGTAAAGTATTCTTGGTCAGTTTGTGTAGCATCAAATGTTAGTGTAGATAAACTATATGGAAAAAGACCTTTAAAGAAAACTTGATACTTTGGAATTAAGTTATTAGTTAGTATACTAAGAGTTCCATCAGAATAAATGTTATCCTGATCATTGGCATATTTTCCAAATACTTCTGCTTCACTTTCTAGTTCTTCAAATTGGGATAACTTTTCCGGAAATCCCAACCCACGTATCCATTTCTGAATCTCCATATAGTTTCCAAGATCTTCATCAATCAAAAATCTTATATTCAAATCACCAAAATCAATCTTATCTCCTGGAACTGGAATGTCCCTTAAGTAAGTTGCTTGATTTGCAATGCCCAATTGAATATCAGGAATATTGACCTGATTACAAAAGAATGCTGATTTTGGACTTCTACGAAGAGAAAATCTAAATCCAGTTGGACTTAGAAAATTTCTATTTGCAATCTGTCTAGATGATGCTATAGCCTCATATTCTGGCATTGTTTAATTACTCACTGACTACAGTTGAATTTGCAAAATGCTTTGGAGAATAAGTTACACCATTCTTGGTAACTGTAGTTGCTTTGACGGCATCAGCAGCAGATTTATTTGTATAGACCTTTCTATCTGCATAAGTTTCTGTCCAGGTGTTATTATCTTTGTAGTATATATCACCAATTGTAGGATTCATGACACTGTTTGTTTTAATATGAAAGGGCATTTTAATACAGCATTTTATATATTTATTCAACTCCATCTATCCAGTTTTTAAAACTATATGGTGGCCATTGTGCATATAAAGTATTTTTAGAACCTCCACCATATGTTTCAGGTAAAACTTGATACTCACTACATCTCTTAGCAAAATTAATATATTGATTCATTGAATTATCATTTATATCAAAAGACTTTGCATGTTCCCAAAAATCTGTACTATATTTGGAACCAAATTTATAATGCCATAAAATAAAATTTTGAGTTTGATTAATATATTCTTTAATTTCTTCTGATGGATCTTTTTTGTTGCCAAATATATAATCCCAGGTCAGTTTAATCCACTCAAAGTATGTTTGAGTTGATGAAGACTCTAATGGTTCTAGGAAAAATAATCTATTACCATTAAGAATAACTCTTCCATCTATTGGTTTATTGGCAACATAATTTTTATATCTAACATGTTTTTTAATATCTACATCAAACATATTTCTAAAATTATACTCTGCTTCTATATCAGTAGAACACTTATCACTATAACAATACCCAACACAATAATCGTGTGATGGGGAATCTTCATGTGTTGGTATTATAAAAGTCCATCCATCAGGTGTTGCAATATGACTACTCCAATGCGTTTGAGTTAAATCCCATTTTGGTTTTGCAAGGATAGCAGAGTTTGTTGGATTCTTTAATATTGTATAGTTGGAATAATCTTTTGGTTTCCCTCTACAATCAAATACATAATCGGCATCTATACTATCAATATCTAACAACTCACTTTTAGTTACTCTAAAGTGCCCAGATTCTAAAATAGATTTCTGCATTTCCCATGGACAATAATGCATTGCCATACGATCTGCCGGGAAGTTATGGAAGATCTTATCGTTCTTTTTTCCCCATCCTTCATATAAGATACCACTCTTAAATGTGGCATGAATCTTATTGTAATACCAATCAAATCCTGTTGCTGCCCACAGCAATCCTGGAGGATCCAATAGCGTTGCTTGTCCTACTCTTTCGGGTTCTGTATTGGGATTATATATTAATTCTACTTCTAAGTTTAGATTCCTTCCATACCATGCATAAAACAATGCTGTAAATGATCCACCGTTTCCCGCACCAACTACGGCAATTTTCATAACAAGATTTTTCACTATTTATTTACATAAAAAAAGACCTCCCGTGAGGGAGGTCTGAATGGACATGTGGGGCAACCGCTTCCGCAGCAACCACTTGAATCACATGAGGTTCTTAACTGTAACGCGACGGTAGTAGCGGTTCGAGTTAACTGTAAGAGCACCAGCTCCGACAGTTGTTCCTTGAGCGAAGGGATTAGCGACCATGCCGTAGCGAGTCTTAAATCCGATTTTGGGCTGGAAGGAGTTCTCTCCAACTGCACGAACCATCTGAAGAGGAACGTATGGGCAGTAGAATAGACCTGCATCATAAGGGGAAGTACCCTTATAACCAACAACGTAGTACTGGTTAGCAGCACTGTTTGCCGAATATGGGTCAATGTAGACTCTGTACTTACCTTGGAGGATACCAGCGAAGGTATTACCAGTGTCATCAACGTTAAGGTTAGCGTTCAATGCTGGAGTATAATCCAGAACGCCTGCCATTGTCAATGCCGAAGCAACGTCAGCAGAGCAAAGGATTACATTGCCCTTCCCGCGACGAGTTCTTTGTGCGACTGCGTTAGCATCACGCTCAATCTGGAACAGAAGTCCTTTGAACTTCTCAACAGACCAACGACCGTTGCTGTCAACGTCGAGGTCAAATTCACCAGCAACTGAGGTGTTGACAGTAGCACCAGCTTCAGCAGTTTTGTAGATAGTTCTAATAACTTCTCTGTTGATTTCCGCAAGGATTTCAGTAGAGAGGATATTAGCAAGTTCTGCTTCAGCGTTAAGACCGTGAATCGCCTTAAGGTCTTGTGCCAGTTCCAAAGAGTACTCTGCTTTCAGAGCTCTGGACTTGGCGGTAACGGTGACTTTCTCAATCGAGAATGCCATCTCGTTGAATGCATCACCAGTGCTTCCGAGATCTTCGGATTGAGCAGTGGTCATACCCTGACCAACAGGATATGCTGCCTGATTAGCAGGCGATCCTGAAGTTGGGTTTAGTGCGCCGGGGTTAGCAGCACTACCTTGTGCGGTAGTACCCATACCAACATTCCCAGTAACAGGGAAGTCAAATCCTTCGTTCTGACCGGAGAATGCGGTATCTGCTTCGTCGTAGAATGCTTCGCTTCCACCTTGAGTCTTGTACTTCGAACGCATCGCGAAGATGAGTCCAGTAGGACCAGACATTGGCTGAACGCCTGCGAGGTCATATGCGACCAAGTTGGGCATAGAGCGTCTGATCAAGGAGATCAATACGGGGTCGAAACCAGCAACGGGTGCTGCACCAGATCCAGAGAAACCAGCATTGCCAGTTCCAGCAGGGTCAGTGTTGCTTGTGGGTTGCTCAGTAAGCATTCCGCCGCTTTGAAATGCGGATTGCTCTCTGAGGAATTTTTCTTGGTTTTCTAACAGGACTGCGGTTACGGCTCTCTTGTGATTGTCTTTGATTGAATCAAGACCCTCATGATTGAGGAGAGGTGCCCACTTTTCCTGCAGATGTTCGGAATGGAACATTTGCTTTTTACCTATGTGGTTAATTTACGGTTTGAATTAATATTAAATTCAGTTGTTATTTAAGAGTTGTTCCCAATGCTCTGATGTAAGCATCCATAGAACCAGTAGATGGTGCTGTGGTTGCGTCTACACCCTCAGAAAGGGTTTCAGTCTTAGATTGTGTAGAAACTGTCTTCTGATTGAAATAAGATTCTTTCAGAGTTTCTAACTTCTCACGATATTGTGCTTCACTTTCAAACTCCACACTTTCGGAAAGTGAGGCGAGTTTCTCTTTCTGTGTCTGTGCAAGACCTTCAGAGATTTGATCTAATACTCCTTCAGCAACCGACTCAGAAAGGCGGGAGTTTAGGGAAATATTCTTC